GCTAAGGACATTCTAATAACACAGGGAACTATTAAACCCAAACCAACAAAAGAGGAAATAAACGAAGCATTAGAAAATACAAAAGAATGTACATTAATAGAACAGGAATTGGGCACAGATTGGATGGGATGTATGTGGACTGATCAAGATCATCCCAGTAGTTGTAATTGTCCGTGTGTTGGATCGAATTTCCATAAGTACATGGAATATACAAGAACATATGCAACGTATTGGCATACGCCAGACTACACACCTTTACTTCGATATGCTCAAATGAAATTACTATCGTCCCATCAAGCACTTGCGTTATTGAATGGTGATCTTTCTCTTAGACCAGGCACAATAATACGAATTTCAGATAAAAAGACAATAAGTTCTGATATATCGGAAACAGGAGAAACTAGACATTCTGGCAAGTGGTTGGTGTCTAGTATTATTCACACAATGAAACGACAAAATCATTCTATGGCTGTATCGTTGATACGAGACAGTTCTCCATATGACCCAAACAAGACTCAAAATAATCCATGGATTCAGGAATCTATAAGTGGTTCTGAATGAGGATTATAAATAAAATAACAGGGAGTTCTATAAGAAATGCCAAGATATTCTGACATTGATTTAGATTTTGATTCAAATAGTTTTACTGGTGATTTGATTGTAAAAACAGATCAATACGCTGTTAAGCAATCTGTTTTAAATCTACTCCTATCTAGAAGTGGCGATAAACCTTTTAGTAGAGCATATGGTATTGGTATTAGGGATATGCTATTCAATCAATATGCACTAGACACTCCTATGATTTTAGAGTCATCGATTCGGGGGCAATTTGAAAAATGGGAGCCTAGAGCAACTCTTTTAGGAGTTATTGTTGATGACGATAACATTGATTCTAATTCAATAGGAATAACTGTTAATTATCAAATTAACACAGTAGGTTCTGGAACACCCATAGCAGATTCAATTACACTAGAAATAGAAAAGGTGAGATAAGATGGCAGATCAAGTTAATTTTGGAAAATTAGATTTTTTTGATATTAGAAATAATATTATTGAATTTTTAAAAGATCAAAGCGACATAAAAGATTATAATTTTGAAGGTTCTATTGTAAGTACTTTGATTGATATTTTAGCGTATAATACTTTATATTATGCATATTATTTAAACATGGCAAGTAATGAAGCCTTTCTGGATACGGCTCAGCGTGTAGACTCTTTAGTGTCTTTGGTGAAGCCATTGGGATATGTTATTCCGGGAAAAAGGTCTGCTTCTGCTAAGATAAAGATAAAAACTGGGGGGAATGGATTTATAGTCCCACGATATACTAAGTTTCTAGGAAAAAATCCATCTGGAACCTTATATAATTTTTACACTTTAGATGAGTTTTCTTTAGACTCGGATGGTGAAAAGGATTTTTCTGTTTATGAGGGAAAAAGTTTAGTTTCAAATAAACCAATAACAATAAATCAGGTGAACCAAAAAGGATTAATTGGTAATTTAGATATTGATTTGAGAAGTATTTTGGTGGAAGTTAAAAAGAACGGAGAAGAAGATTTTGAAGAATGGTTTCTTTCATCAAACACAAACCAAAACCTAACAGAAGATAGTAAAGTTTATTTTCTTGAAAGGGGTGAAATTGGATTTTTTGTAGTGTTTGGTGGTAGAACTTCATCGGTTACTTCTGGGCAAATCGGATCAAAGATTGAAGGAGGGGATGCTGTTCGTGTTTCATATTTAGTTTCTAATGGATCTAAAGGAAATAAAATCGGAGGTTTTACCAAACCCGCAGATAGTCCCCTCGAACCCGCCGCAACACTTATAACTCTTACTTTATCTTCTGATGGTTTAGATGAACCAGATTTGGAGAATATTAGATTCTTTGCTCCTAAATGGTTTGCAGCACAAGATAGAGCAGTAACGGCTCAAGATGCTGCGGCAACACTAGCACAACATTCATACAAACTAAATGAATTTAATGTGTGGGGAGGAGAAGAAATGGATCCTCCATTATACGGAAGAGTGTTTGTTTCTCATATAAATGACACCAACGGTCCAGATATGGTGGAAATTCTACGATCAAAAACTACTGTTACCGTTATTCCGGAGTATCTTTCATCAACGGATGTGGTATATAATCTCTCAGGGATCATATGCTACGAACCAACTAAAACTACAAAAAGTCCTAGTGGTTTACTTTCTTCAGTTGTAAATAAGTTAAATTCTAAGTATGGCGAAAAGAAAATGAATAGAACATACAATTTAACACAAATCAAGCAAGATATACAATCTTCTGATTCTTCTTTAGAAAATTCTGCACTTGATCAATTGGTTGTTGGTTTGTCTTCTGGTGTTCCGGTTTCTTCTACAGGAAATCAGATTCATTTTAGACAGAGGGTAGATAATGATTCCTTACAAAGTGATTCTTTCAATGTTGTCGATTCGAACGAAAAGGTAAAATTAGAAACATATGGATCAGCCGATGAACGGGGTAATAAGAATGTTAGAAGTTATTATATGGATAATACTTTTGGATTAAAGAGAATAGTAAATTCTAGAATTGGAAAAATGAATTATTCTAGTGGTAATTTTATACTTTTTGGTGGCATATCGTTAGAGTATTTTAATGTTTATGTTAATCCGTCCTCAGAAACAGTTTCTGCAAACCAGAATCTCACATTAGATATTTCATTTTCGGGATTAGAGATACGAATATAAAATGATTCCACTAATCACCACCACTGTTTCTACTATTGCCTCTCAACTTAGATCGTTGAGAGATACTTTTATTTCAGATGAAGATTTAAAAATTGGAGATGGAATTGAGTATTATAATATTCAAACTCAATTTCCTTGGTGGTTAGTAGAGCGACATAATGACTCCACTGTTGGTTCATTTTTTATTCCACTAGTACAAAGGTATTATGATTGGCTTTATAGTGATAGTGGATATGGACTCGGACTTCATGAGGTTGGTGAAATTCAATTTCTGAAGTTTATAGACATAGATAAAACTCCAAATCATATGTTGAAGCACTTCTTTTACACATATGCATCTGGATTTCCGTTGGATGTGTTTCAGGCAAGAATCGAAGACTTGCCGGATATTCCAGATCAAATACTTCGAGAATCTTCTTATATTCGAGACTTTATTAAGGGGATTAGACAAAATCTATACCAAAGAAAGAGTAATGAAAAATCATTTGAATATTTCTTCCAGACTCTATATGGAGTAGGGTTCGATAGTTCAAATTATGGGATAAATTATCCAAAAATAGGAATATTAAGACTGAATGGGGGCATTCCAACCGGATATAATTATATTCGTAATAAAGACGGTGATGTTGATACTGCATTCTACTCTGTCCTGAATGTTTCTAATCTTCAAGATGGATATTGGTATCAAGAATACTCATATCTTGTTAAAATTGATGACAAAGTTGCTGTAGATCCTGAATCTGGTGAAGTAATATATGAAGACATAATAAAGGGTGTATTACATCCGGCTGGAATGCTTGGATTCTATCAATTCACTTTAGATGATTATATTCCACCAGATGATACAGATGAAGATTATAATTTTGCTGAAATTCCTGTTTTGGGAAATTATTTTCCATATCGATTGAATGATACTTCTGGTTTAACAGCATGTGTGGGATGTTCTGGTAGCGAGTTTACATATGTTGGACTTGGGTATAGTCATGGAGGTTTAAGTGGCGCGGGTATTGCAGGATGGAGCGGTGCTACATTTGATATGCCAACGTATAATTTCCCAAATTGGGCGGTAGGAATAACACAAACTTCAAATCCAGATGGTACATCGTTACGTTTTGGGTATATACATATTGGAGACTTTAAATTTCTTTACGAAGCAAATGAGAGTCCAAATTTAGGAGTTACTGGCTGTACAGCCTACTGTGACTCTGCTGCTGGATCTTGCTGGCCTGGATCTGGTTGTTAAATAGGATAAATTAAATGGGTAATCGATTTTCAAATAAAAACGTACCATCAAACTTCTCTTCTGCTTCGGCTGTAGATTTGATGAACAATATTGCATTTAGCGCCAAAGATCAATATTTTGTTTATCTTTCTAGTAATGTAGGTGCATCTACAAACACCAATGAAATTGAAGATGCAAATAAAATTCTACAAAATACTGTAATTTTGAGTAGAATTACACCAGCAGATGTAAGTTTGGTTGCACGAAGATCTGTGTGGAATTATGGAGATGTTTATTGGCGCTGGTCTTCTTCTGGACAAAAAACCGGGGAAAGGAACATGTATGCTCTAAACAAAACAAATAATAAAGTTTATTTGTGTATTAGGGGCGCTTCTAATCCATACTGGAGAAAAGATTTAGAAGGAACTTCTTCCTTCACTTCTGTTCCTAATGGTAATAATACCAAATCCTATAAAGATGAATCTATATGGAAACCACTTTATAAGATAGACCAGAGCAAAGATATAAAGTTTAGTGGTAGTTACATGCCATTTGAAGATCCAGACACAACTACATCGTTTAGTTTATTAGCCCCCGGAATAAATAAACAGTCATCATTTTCTCATAAGTGTCCTCGGGGATCTTCCGAAACTGGAACATGTTGTTTATATCATAAGACAGGATATTATGACGAAGTGGCTGGTATTTCATATTCGTCTGGTGATTTCTATTCGTGTGATTGTACAAAATGTTATCATTGCGTTGATATGGCAGAACGAATGGATATGGATTATCGTTTTAGTTATCATGGAAATACAGGATCTACTTCTGGGGGTTGTATTGGTTGTCATCAAGAATCATTCCCGGATGATTGTGGTAAATGTGCTTGTTCTATTGAACCCAGTGACTTCAGAAAGGTACTGGAAGGTAGTTTCAAGAGTACTGGAACATTTTTAAATTCTGGGACTATGCATGATTTAATAAACAATGATGATGTCGGGGGTGAATTGATTTCAATGTTTATAAACCTTTCTGGGTTGTCTAGAGATCAATTATTATTAAATGGTACAACTCCATCCAGATGGAAACTCAACATTAGTAGTAGGACAGGTAGAAATGCTGATTGGAGAATTTCATATTATACAGAAGATGGTGGAAAATCGTATTATGCTTCTGGACTAACAAAAATTTCTGGTGGGTACGATTACTTAGACGCTTCAATTTCTAATCTAAATGATATTTTTGTAAATGGGTTAGATGCTTCTAGAATAGAAATCAACATGACCCCACTTAGCGGGATGATTTATAATCTTAAAGAAATTATGCAAGACGTAAAACTTCAAATAGTGAAAATATTTAGAACAAGTGAAATTAAAGATACGTTTGGAACAGATATCAAATTATTCGACAGGGCTGGAGTTAGAAAGAATATAACTATAGCAGATGGGTATCGGAGATTGGGTGAAGGTTGTAATGTAAATCTTCCAATTAATATACGATCTACTGCTAAAATCACGGCTGCTCCCGCCGCAGGGATTTATACAAGCACAACAGAATCAGAATTTGAAAGTAGATCCAAAGGTGAATTAAATCTAAACATTAATTTGCAGAATATAAAGGATTCTGGTGGAAATAAAATTCTAGAATTTACCACATCTAATATAAAAACTATTCAAGACATGACAGAATTAAAGGATACGACCAATAATATCACATATACAATTTTGACTAAAGATATACAAACCGATCCTACTACCAATGAAACAATTAATCTAAACAGTGGTGAGATGTTAAGTACTAAAAAGGTATCATTTTCTGTTCCTGAAGATTATCAACCCGAAAAGGCTTTTGTTATCCAAATTACTCTAGGTAACGTGAGTCAATCATGAGGAGTATTATTTAAATGCCAGATCCAAGCCGATTACCGTTATCGTCAACTTTTCCGTTGGCAGGAGAGCCCTACTTTAGTAGAATTAATTCTGATGAAATCATACGACCCTTAGCCGAAGGTGGTTCTAAAAACTATAAATTAGTTGCTTTTCGGCCAGGGGTTGCGTTACAAGCATCAGAGTTGAATGAAATTCAAGAAAACTTTGCAATGCAAATGACTCTTACTATGAACATGTATCATAACTGGATTACTTCTGCTGTTCCTAATTATTGGGGTACTTTAGTACACCCAAATACACTTTCAGTTGGAGATGGGGGGAGTGGAAATGTTGCAGTATCTGCTCCTGGGTGGATAGGAACTACACCGTTGCATCCATTTGAATCTCCATATTCAACAGGAGCATTTTCAACTCTTGTTGATGTGTCTGTTGCTAACAACTTAACTACAGTGAATATACAATTCCGAAAGGGGTGGTATCTTGGTGAAATTGTTGGTGATGAAAATGCTGATGGTACGGGGGACAATGAGGATATCACTGGATTAAAATATTGGATTTATTTGAATGCAGAAGAAGGCGAGTCTAGATTTTCTCTTGCCAATATTCCCCTAAATAACCCAGATACAATTTATGTTGGACTTAAAATCACAAGATCTACTATTAATGCTACTGAAGATAATGGGTTATATGATGATTCTGGTGGTAATGGAAGTCCCAGTACTGGTATACTTGGAGCAAATAGAATTAAATATAATTTTGAGTTGGCTGATTATGCACCAACATTAGATGAGTCTGTTGAAATAAGTAAAGTATTAAAAATTAACTCAGAAGAAAGAACTATTCGTTATATGAATAATTTATTAATAACGGAGTTTTGATGTCTAAATAATCGAAAGTAAAGGATTAATATGGCTAATATAGATGACAATCGATACATAATCGACTCGTTGAATTCAAATTCAACGTTCTATGATTGGATACTTCATTATAATCAAAATGTTGTTGGTAAACTCAACAAGATTGTTGTTTATGATGGTATCTCAGGAGATGGAATAGACTTTACATTAGGAACTACCGCGGCAGATGATCCATCTGGGGGTCAATCTACAGGTGCTGATCTTTCAGCAGGTACATTTCGTACTACACTTTCTAAAACAATTCCAGCACATCTTGGTGTTACATTCGAAGGAGATATAACCGTAAAGGGTGATTTAACATTTAATCAGGATCCAATATTCGGATC